GGACGACATAATTTTAAATAAACACTCGGCGGCTGCTACGTATGAATATGGTGGTCAATTTCATTTATCTTACAAAGGTATGAAAAATAGAGTTATATTTGCAATGGACGGATACGGTGGTCAACAATTAGTTATTGATATGGAGAACGGTACAATTATTCATGTTGGTGCAATTGACGAACACTACAATTGGAAAAAGATTGTATATAATGTAATGAAGAAAGGTCTAGGAGTTAAGTAATTGACAGCGGCCGACGGATTTGGATTATTGTTAACTGGTATTGTTGTGATGACGATAGGGTTAACAATAATTTGGTACGTTTTAAATAACAAGGATAACGAAGATGACGAATGATGGATTATGGAAAGATATGAAAGAAATAGCAAATTTAAAAAAGACGATAGTAAAATTGAGAAATAAAAAAGAAGTTAAACAAGAAGTTAAATCAGAAAAAGTGTTAAACAAAATAACACCTTTACATGATTTTTCATGGTACTTAAAATGGTTGAGTTGTATATTGATATTATCAGCAGTGTGTTTCAGAGCCAGTGGTGGTGCGTTTCATATGTTTGATTTATATTTCAGTTTTGCAGGTACATTGGGTTGGTTATGGGTAGGAATACTATGGCACGACAGAGCTCTAATGGTACTGAACACAAGTTTAGCAATGGTATTAATGATAGGAATTTTAAAATCTTATGTCTAGTGTATTTGTAATAGGTAATGGCGAAAGTCGTAAGAATTATAATTTAAATAATCTAAAAGAAAAAGGTAGGACATATGGTTGTAATGCCTTGTATAGAGATTTTACACCAGATGTTTTAGTTGCAGTTGATCAAGGTATATGCCATGAAATATACAATAGTGGTTATTGCCAAAACAATGAAACATATTTAAGAGGTTGGACAAGATTACCAGCACCAATATATGAGTCTGTTATAAATGCAGGCGCCTCAATAACTGCTGAAGAAATGGCTGTAGTTAAAGAAAACAAATTGATTAACTCAAATGAGAGAGGTGATTGCCAAGAGTTTGTAATGCATGGGTCTAATATATCAGGTGCAGTTAAGATATTAAAAGAGAACAAAGACATAGAGTCTAAAAATGTAAATCATACTGCTGTAGATGTTAGTTGGTGCTCAATAGATAGTAAAGAACAATCTATAGACGATGTAATGAAACCAAGAGATTGGGGATTTTCTGCTGGCGCTACTGCTGGTGCAATTGCTATATTAAAAGAAAAACAACCAAAGGCAGAGAAACCAGATGAGAAGATCAGTTTAGAACTATTTTTAATTGGCCAAGATATGGCTAGTAATGATGACAAGATAAACAATCTATACAAAGATACCAAATACTATGGTCTAAAAGAACAACAACAAGTACCAGTAGATAATTGGATCAATCAATGGAAATCATTAATGGTTAACAATCCAGATGTGACGTTTTATAAAGTCAATCCAGAGGCTGATACTGGCAGTGATAATATTAGTAAACCAATTAAAGAGTGGGAAGGCCTTAAAAACGTCTTCTATATTGACTATCCTACTATGGAAACACTAGTAAGCTAAAGGAGCATTGACAATATAGTCAGTTTGTGTTATATTAGGTGTTATGAGTATAAAAATGTTGAATAGTCTTATGAAAAGTAATAAAACTAAAACTATTAAAATTAACAACTATGTCAGATATTGGGATAGAAGTGAAACTAATGGACACAATATAGAAATTTTGAAAACCGATGGAAGTTTATTGAAGATTGAAATGAGGTGGCCAAAGGGTGAGAATAGATTAGTTAAGCCAGGTAGAGCACATAAAAGATTAAAATCTGGTAAATACATTTAAAACACTTATAAATAATAATGATCCCGATAATATAGGGAACACAAATATAATAATACAATTAATACAAAGGAGAAAATAATATGGATTTTGAAGCATTAAAATCATCTTCAAGTGGCTTTGACAAATTAACTAAAGCTCTTGAATCGAACCTCAATCCAGAGGATCAATCAAACAAAAACAAATATCAAGACGAGAGAATTTGGAAACCTGAACTAGATAAAACTGGTAATGGTTATGCAGTAATCAGATTTCTACCTGCCAAAGAGGGAGAAGATTTACCTTGGCAGAGAGTTTGGTCTCATGCTTTCCAAGATAAAGGCGGCTGGTATATTGAGAACTCATTAACAACATTAAGTCAAAAGGATCCTGTGTCCGAAGAAAACACAAGATTGTGGAATACTGGTGTTGATAGTGATAAAGATATTGCTAGAAAGAGAAAAAGAAAACTTTCTTATTACTCAAATATTCTAGTGATGTCAGACCCAAAACATCCAGAGCATGAAGGCAAGGTGTTCTTATTCAAATTTGGTAAAAAGATTTTTGATAAGATTACTGAAGCTATGCAACCGGCTTTTGAAGACGAAAGTCCAATTAACCCATTTGATTTTTGGAAAGGTGCAAACTTTAAACTAAAAATCAGAAAAGTAGATGGTTATTGGAACTACGATAAGTCTGAATTTGAGGCAGTGACGCCAGTTGCTGATAGTGATGACAAGATCAAAGCGATCTGGTTAAAACAATATCCTCTTAAACCATTCTTAGCACCTGACAATTTTAAGTCCTATGATGAACTCAAAGAGAAACTGAATAGGGTAATTTCAGGTACAAGAAGCACTAAAACTGCTGATAGTGATGAGCTCCCGCCAGCACAAACAGCACCTAGTGTAAAAAGTACTGAAGCACCTAGTACTCCATCGGCTAGTGATGATGACGATACGTTATCTTACTTTAGTAAATTAGCTGAGGACGAAGCATAATCTAAACCATTCCCTCCGTTTAGAAATATACGTGTAAATACTTTAAAGGGCTACTAGCAATAGTAGCCCTTTTTTCGTTATAAATATACACATGGCAATAAGCATATTAGATACACTGGTTGATAAGCAAGACGGTGCTGTTAAATCAGCGTCTTGGTATAGAAAAGCAGTAGGTACTATTACATCCAGAATGACAGCAAGAAAACTAATGGGTCAAGGCAAATTAATTGGTAAACCTAGTGTTGGAAGATTAAATCTGTTTGTATATGACCCTAAATATAAACAGACATTACCGTACTATGACATATTTCCGTTAGTGTTGCCGTTAGAGCCAATCAAAGGTGGTTTTGCAGGTATTAATTTTCACTATTTGCCACCAAACCAGAGATTTACTCTATTGACACAATTAAGTAGATTTAGTGTACAAGGGTCAAAAATAAATAGTACAAATAGATTTGATGTCAGTTATAATAGAATTAAAAAGTTACCATTAACTAAAAATGCTATTAAGAAATATTTGTGGTCACATACTAGAAGTCAGTTTTTAAAAGTTGATTATGATGAAGCTGCTTTAGCAGTATATTTACCAATAGCACAATTTAAGAAAGGGAGACCATACTAATGGCGATATTAAGAGGCGGTAAAAGAATAGGCGGATACGATATTAGAATTGGTATACCGAGAGATAGATCACTTGACAACGTGACAGGTGATAAAAGATTAAAACGTACACAAGGTGGTAATCCTGAATCTACAACAGGTAGAGTATTGGCGATGGTCAATGAGGCCGAAGGCTTTGCTCGTAAGGCAAGATTTTATGTTGAGTTTATGTTACCTAAATCTTTAGGTGGTGGTCCTGATGGTTCAGCAGGTTCAGTATCTTCAACAATGACAGATGAAACTTATGATTCATTTTATACACAATCAGATATGAATCAAGTACATATAGCAAATGGTAAACGTGTTCAAGCATTTTGTAGTGCTATTGAAATGCCTGATAGAGAAATAGTTACCAAAGAAGTTAGACATGGTAATACACCAGCTAGACATGTTGCTATTGATTTTAAATCTTCAGAGATTACAGCAACGTTTTATGCAGACAAATTTATGAGAGAAAGATCATATTTTGAAATGTGGCAAAGTGCCGCTTTCAGTACAAAATCTTTCAATATGAACTATTACAAAAATTACGTGACAGATATGAGAATATACCAATTAGGTCAATTTGCGTCAAGACAAGAGAGAGACGATATAACCTATGGTGTACAATTGTTTGATTGTTTACCTACAAGTATAAGTAAGGTAGATTATTCGCATGATGAGAATACAGTACAAACATTTTCAGTCACATTTAAATTCATGTATTGGATTAATTTCTTTTTAGATAAACAAGGCAATATTGAACTTGGTCAATCTAAATTTGGAAAACCGACAGTGAAACAACAATCTGGTTTATTAGGAGGTTTACTTGGTAAACTACCACCAGAATTGAGACGAGCAGGTAGAGACGTGTTGAACAATTTGAGACGTAGAGTACCGTTAGGTAAAATTACCGGCGGTAGAGCGTTCCCACCGTTCAAACTACCACCATTAAATTTATAATTAAGGAGATAATATTATGGCATTACCGATAATAAAGACACCGACATATGAATTGACATTACCTTCCCAAGAATTAAAAGTGAAGTTTAGACCTTTTCTTGTTAAAGAAGAAAAGATAATGTTAATAGCTCTTGAGTCAGGTGAAGAAAAAGAAATAACAGAGGCAACTAAAAAAGTTTTAGGTGCATGTACATTTAACAAAGTAGATATAGCTAATTTACCAACGTTTGACATAGAATATATGTTTTTACAAATAAGAGCAAAGTCAATTGGTGAAATTTCTAAATTTAAAGTTATTTGTCCAGATGATAAGTCAACTTATGCAGAGGTTGAAATTGACCTATCAAAGATTGAGGTACAAGTAGATGATGAACATACGAACAAAGTAGTAATTGATGAACAAAGGCAATTGGGTGTTGTTCTCAAATATCCTACGATGGCAATGATAAACAGAGATAGTCTAAAAGACGCTGATTATGATACCGTATTTGATTTAATGTTAAGTTGTGTACATGAAATCTTTGAAGGAGAGAAAATCTATCCTGGAGTAGATACAACTAAAGAAGAAATGAAAGAGTTTTTTGAGAAATTACCACAAGGTGCTTTTGATAAAATTAGAAAATTCTTTGACACTATGCCTAGATTGAGACACGAGCAAGAAGTCACAAATCCAAAGACAGGTGTTAAAAGTAAAGTGACCTTTGAAGGACTCAACGATTTTTTCGGATTGGCCTCACCCATAATAGCCTAGAGGCGTACTTTGAAGTTAATTTTGCACTAATGCAACATCATAAATATAGCATTAGCGACATTGAACAGATGTTACCATGGGAACGTGATATATACGTTAATATGTTGACTAATTATATTAAAGAAGAAAACGAAAAAAGACAAAGGGAGATTAAAAATGGATAAAGAAATTAAAATTGAAAATGAAATCAATAATAAAGACGTAAAAAAAGACGTAAAGGTAGCAGAACCTAAACAAAAAATAACAGTTGACCTAGAAGTAGATACGTCTATCAAAGACCTAGGTATTAACCCATATGCTAAATTAATACATATGGCAAGAGCTGTAGACGCATGGAGAATATTCCCTAGACTATTCTTAACAGTTTACATAATCTTATTATACAAATGTGTAATATGGTATATGAATTTAGGACAACCTAGTATGGAACAAAGTGGGTTAATCAGTATCGTTGTTGGTGCTGGCGCTGCTTGGTTTGGTTTATATACAGGAACAAGTAAGAAATAGAGATAAATAGATATGAACAAAATAATAATGTTTTTTATATTGGCTGTTTTTATGACGGCATGTTCTGGAAAACAAATAACTTTCGGTAAGAAATGTATGGAAAAAGAAAACCATATAGTTTATTCTTATATATGGTTAACTGAAAAAGAACATCCAGCTGATAAAGAAACTTGCAAAAAAATAAACAAATAGAAATATGGCATTACCAAGTTTAGATAACACAGCAGACGACCAAACTCAAATCGCAATTGATGTTTTAGGTAAAGCAATAATGGCTAAGGCTAGCATGGCAATAAAAGGTGCTACCAAGTCTATTGTACCTAATATACCTCAAATGGTTAATAACTTAACAAAAGATTTAGAGAAAGGTCCTATTAATAACTTTACAAAAGTAATTAGAAAGTTAGAAAGATTGGTAGAAGGCTTAGGTTTAGATTTAAGAGATTACAATCAAGACTTGGCTAAACTATTACAACAAAGAGAAGAAAAGGCCGTTAAGTCAGAGGCAACTGTACAGAAATTAAGAGAGCAAGGTGTTATTGCACGTATTAATGAGACGACAAAAGAGGTACAGATATTATCTAAACATGAAATAAAACGAGAAGAAAAGGCCATAAAATTAAGAGAAAGTAAAATATTAACACTAGAAACAAAAATAAAACGTGACGCAGCCAAACTACAAACACGTATGTTTGGTAAAGATGAAAATCAGGCAACGACAAAGAAAAAATTACAAGCAAATTCTATTGAGTTAGCAAGACTAAAAGAACTTCAAGAAAAAAAGAAAGGTGATATAAGCACACCTCAAACTACTGTTAATACTGGTAAGAAACAATTGCCTATGTTTTTAGAAATGATGAAACAGTCATTTTTGGAACCATTTCAAGCTATGGGTGACGCTTTTGGTCAGGTTAAAGAACAAGGTAAAGAAGGCGGTAAACTAATGAACTTCTTAACTGGTGGTATATTCTTAAAAGCATTTAAAGGTTTAGCTAAAGGTATTAGAGCAATAAGTGGTTTCTTCTCACTTGCTAGATTAGTATTGATTGCTAAATTTGCATTGGTAATTGGTGCTATTGGTTTTGTTGCAACAAAGATAAAAGCAATTGGAGCTTTCTTCAAAAAATTGATGGATTGGTTTAAATATTCATGGTTAGGTAGAAAATTAGGTTTAGTAGACGAGGATAGTGATGAAGCAAAATCAGATGAACTTAAAAAACTACAAGGTAAATTAGCAGATGAAAAAGCTAAACCACCAGCAGGTAGTGGTTTCTGGTCCGATGACCAAAATCCTGAAAAGATAGCAGAATTAACTGGTAAGATAGCAGATTTAGAAATGGATTTAATGAAATCTAAAACAGGCTACACATCCGACGGAACAGAAATGCCTAAAATAGAAACTGAATTATCAGCGGCTGATAAAGGTTTAAAATCAAGATTAAATTATTCCAATGACAATGAAGCTTTTAATAATGCACAAAAACAAAATGACGCATTAGCAGAGTTTAATAAAGCTCATAACGCTTCTAAAAAAGGTTTAGAGGCTCGTGGCCATGTAATGAATAATATTAACAATGTTGTTCAATCTTCAACTAGCAACAATGCAGCTACAGTTGGTGTTGTAATTAATGACGCTGACGATACTATAACAAATACCTCAACCTCACGTTGGGATTAATTAATCAAATCCTTTTCAGTAATAATTTTAAATTCAGCACCTTGATCTTTACAGTATTTGGTAGCGGCTTGCCATTTAGCTTTATTTCGTATATATTCTAATGACTCACGCATGTAAGACTTGGTCTTTCTGCTAGTTGGTTTTTTAGGTGGGATACATTGACGTGATGGTTTAACTTCAACCAATAACTTTTTACCTTGTTTGGTCTTTACAATAAAGTCTGGAAAATATCTATGCCATTTATTATCAATTGGACTATAATATCTAATTGGTAACTCCTCACTTGCCCAATTATCTATATTATCACTCTTATCCAGATATACCATCATACGCCTCTCCAATAGAGAACGGTATATAATATTATTTGGATCGCCAACGTATTTGTTAGGGTTGGTTGGTTTGTATTTTCCTTTAAAAGATTTCTTCATATCCGTTATAAATATACAGTATATATAAAGGAATTAAATATGGCTTGGACAAACAAGATAGCAAATGTAATCAAAGGTAAAATAGGAACAATGGTTGCTAGCTCTATTGCTAGTAAACTATCCTTTGCCTCACAAGGTCAGACTACGAAAGTGGCTGCCAAACTATTAAATAAATCTCCGTTAGAGATAGGAACAACAGGACCTATGTCACATATGGAGTCTGTAAATAATCCATATAATTATGGTACAGTATATTATCCAAATGAAACATCTAATTTAGGTGCCGGACATTATGTTATATTTGATATTGTATCTCACAAGGCATCCAAATTTAAACAACAGACTTTTCAGGATGGAAACTTATCAGGAGGCGCTTCAAATGTTGGTGGAAGTCCAACACAAATGGACAAAGATAAGAGCTCAGGTTCAAGAACTAATATAGCAAACATAAAAAGACGAGGCATAACCCAATCCAACAGATTAAGATCAACATCTTCTGGTTTACAGTCTACCTTGTCTGGTACACATAATTATATTTCAGATAGTATTATATTATATACACCAGCAGAGGCAATGAAATTTGGTTATAGTGCCGCTTATGAAGATACGCCAACAGGTTTAGCAGGTGATTTAGGTCAAGCTATTGGTTCTGTTATGAACGAAAGTGGTTGGATGGATAAAATAAAAACAGCCGGTGTTAAAGGCGGTCAACTAGTTGGGGAAGTAGTGAAGTCAGCGGCCTTTGGAGCTGCTGGTATAATACCAGGTTTTGAAAATAGTAGAGCAGTATTAGACAAAGCATTAGGTCAAGCAAAGAACCAAAATTTAGAAATGGTATTCCAATCTGTACCATTTAGATCATTTAATTTTCCATTTCTATTTGCACCAAAAGATGAAAAAGAAAATGATCAAGTACACAAAATTTTACAATTGTTTAGATTTCATATGTTGCCTGAACAATCTAATGGTATTCAAGGTGGATATTTCACAACACCATCTGAATTTCAAATAACATATATGTACAGAGAAAATGAGAACTCATATTTACCAAGAGTTAGTCGTTGTGTTTTAAAAGGATGTACTATTGATTATGCACCCGAAGGAGTTGTATCATCATTAATACCAGATGAAAGAGGCGCACCACCAACTATTATAAAAATGGATTTAGAGTTTGGTGAAACAGAAATTATGACTAAACATACAGTAGCGGAGGGATTCTAATAATGAAAACATTTTTAATATCTGCTCTTGTAGCATTTTCATATATGTTTACTTTTTATATGGGTTATGTGTTTGCAGTAGAAATCTTTGAATTATTTTGTTTAAAAACAGATATATTAACGGAGGGATTCTAATATGGCATATTTTGAAAAGTTTCCAAAAGGTGTATACTCTAACGATAATATTACAAGCAAACAGGTTACCAATATATTTAAACGTGTTAAGATAAGACAAAAGGTAATTGACGAAGCAAGTTTATATCAAGAGTATGATGTACCAAATGGAGAAAGACCTGAAGATACAGCAATGAAACATTTTGGCGATCCTCAATATCATTGGGTAATATTAATGACAAATGGAAGTCAAGATGGATTTTATGATTGGCCTTTAGATTTCAGAGCGTTTGAAACTTTTGTTAAAGAAAAGTATACCAATCCAGACGCAATACATCATTATGAAAAGGCACAATCAAGTGGTCCAACAAAATCAAATGACTATTCACATATGATAGAGGTTAACAGTACGGAACCTGGTGCTCAATCAGTTTCAAATAGAGAATATGAACAAAGAATACAAGATCAAAGAAGAAAAATCAAATTACTAAACGCAAGTTTCTTACCTGTGTTATTGGAAGAATTTGACAGATTGATAAATGAATAATTATGTACGATCAAATAAATGCAGACACATTAACTAAAGCAGGACAATTTGTACTATCAGATGTACAATTGATATCTTATGTATCTTCCGATGGTGGCAGTGAGCCAAGGAAGCTCAGTGTCAGATCACAAATAATGGAAATCAACATATACGAGGATATATTTACCAAAGGTTTATCTGGTAATGTAGTAATTGTAGATAACCAAAATGTTCCTAATCACCTACCATTAACAGGCTTTGAAAGAATAGAATTTAAACTGAACACACCTGGTATATCAAAAGGTTTTGATTTTACATCGGTGACCGGCCACCCTATGTACATCTATAAAATATCAGGTAGACAAGAGGTAAGTCCAAGAACACAAATTTATGTTTTACATTTTTCTTCCAAAGAGATATTAACAAATGAGAAGAAGAAAATCTACCGTGCCATGTCAGGTAATATAGATCAAATGATAATGAATATATTCAGACAAGATTTAGAATCCAATAAGACATTAATAGTAGAAGAAACAAAAGGTACTCGTAAGTATATACCAACAGGATTAAGGCCGTTTGAATTTATTGATGGTCTATGCAATAATGCAGAGTCAGGTAGATTTGCTAATGCAGGTTTCTTATTCTATGAAGACAGTACCGGATATAGATTTAGAAGTTTAGAAAATATGTTGGCGATTACAGATGGTTCGGCTAGACCTGCCGTTGCAAGGTTTGAAAAGAAACCAAGATCAGTTAAAGGTGGTACAGGTATTACCAATATCATACAAGAAATGCAAACAGTTAATAGTTTCTCAATAGATAACCAATATGACACAATAAAGAATTTAAGGAATGGTGTATTTGCAAGTAGAACTATTTCACACAATTTAATGGATAAGACATACTCAATAAATGATTATGATTATAATATGGAGTTTGAGAATAATTACCATACAGAGCATGATGGTAATGGTGGTAAAACAGATGATAAATCAATGGCGCCAATGATAAACTATCATGGTAAACAATTTAGTGATTATTCAGAGGCCGCTGTATATTTAAAATCAACAACAAGTAAAATACATAATGATTTTGAAGCAGGTTCAGGTACTAATATGGCCAAGAGATTATCACAAAGATTGGCTTTCGCCTCAATGCAGGTATCACTCACAGCAAGAGGTTTCACAGGATTATCCGCTGGCGATGTAGTTGCACTAGAGATTCCGTCATATGAACCACCAGGTGTTGATAACCCTTTAGATAATGATCCATATATGTCTGGAAGATACCTGGTTAAGAAGATTAGGCACCGAGTAGATACTACGAAGGATAGTCACTCAATGGCGATCCAATGCGTTAAGGACGCCGTTAGAACACCATATCCAGTAGAGACTATAGATACCTTTACAAATAGGGAAAACACCGACGCCACAAACGTATTGCAATATGATTTAGATGACGCACTAGTAAATGAAGCAAGTAAAGGAGATAAACCTGATTTTCTCTCATAGGCTTAGAGAATCTCCGAGTTTTCCGACCGCTCCGCTCGCTTTGACGATAGATATATTAATGGAGGCCATATAAGAGGCCATGACGAGAGAGTAATGCTTATATAATTAAAGACAAGATTAAGAAACAAAGAATATGACAATGTATAATAAAGAGAACAACCCTTATAGACACATAGATAATATGCTCAAGGCGGCCTTTGTTAAATCCTTTCAGGTAATGCAGAGAACATACACCATAGTGTATAGCAGAGTTAAAGTCATGCTAGCGCATGCCTATTCCATAGGGAAGAGTATTGGCCAACGAATAAATAACAATACGCAGGCCTTATCAGACATATATTGTAAATGTAAGGTGTGCCAGTGTTATAATGGCCTCTTGCGTACAAAGGAACAGAATAGGCAGAAATGACGTATAGTGAAGTAATTAAAAACAAACATATATCGGAAAATATTTAAGACAATGGCCAAATTTATAGGAAAGAATACAGAGTTTACATGGTTTTGTGGTGTAGTAGAGGACAGATTAGACCCAATTAAAACAGGCCGTTTAAGAGTTAGGTGTTTAGGTTTTCATACAGACAACAAGGCCGAATTACCTACGGCCGATTTACCGTGGGCAACTGTAATGTTATCAACGGCCTCACCAGGTATTTCTGGTCTAGGAACTTCACCGAGTTTTCTAGTTGAAGGCAGTTGGGTATGGGGATATTTTAGAGACAGTGGTAACCAGGAGCCAATTATTTGTGGCAGTATGCCAGGTAAACCGAAACTCTACGGCAATCCTGACGTGGGCTTTAATGACCCGATTAGGAGATCCGATGAGGATATTGAAGACAAGGCCATTGAGGATTATTCTACAGATAATGAAGATGACGACAATTACCACAAGTCGGTAT